GCGGAGTCGAGACCCGTGTTGATGTCTCACACTTGGTTGAGAGTTGTGGCCTCCGCATTAAGAAGCAGGGTATATTACGGCCCAGGCAGCATCCCGTTTTTCCAGGGGTATCGGGGCTGCTCAATTTCGGCGTTCACAACAACTCCCTGAACAACGGGTGTCGTGCATTAGTGGAACGGGTGTTTAGGTCACCCGATGCCGAGGGTAACTACAACCCTCCACCACCGTGCACCGCGGACGTCAACTCGAGGCTGAAGGGGTTTCGCACGAACTTGCTCCGGCGAGTCGGTGTGCACCGCCCTATATCCAGGGAGCAATTCCTGGAATATTATAGTGGCCGGCGCCGGCAGTGCTATGAGCGGGCCGTGCGGAGCCTGGAGGAGCGGGCCCTTACAGAGTCCGACTTCGGCGTCAAGAAGGCGTTCGTGAAGGCGGAGAAGATCAACTTCACCGCAAAGCCGGACCCCGCCCCGCGGGTCATTCAGCCTCGTGACCCCCGGTACAACGTAGAGGTAGGCGTGTACTTGCGACCCCTTGAACACTCGATCTACAGGGGGATTGCTGAAGTATATGGTGGACCCACGGTAATGAAGGGCTACACCGCGGAGGGTGTGGCCTCCAACCTGCGGGAGATGTGGGACTTGTTCTCAGATCCGGTTGCGGTAGGTCTCGACGCTAGTCGGTTCGACCAGCATGTGCGGGCGGAGATGCTGCGATGGGAGCACGGGGTCTACACCTCCTGTTTCCAGGCAGCTCACGCCAAACGCTTGCGCTGGCTCCTGAAGGGGCAGATCAACAACAAGTGCTTCCTTATGGCCTCTGACGGGCGTATCAAGTACAGAGTGAATGGCTCCCGCATGAGTGGGGACATGAACACTGCACTGGGTAACTGCCTGATCATGTGTGCTTTGGTGCACAGACTCGCCGAGGAGAGGCGGGTACGAGTTCGTCTGGCCAACAATGGGGATGACTGCGTCGTCGTGATGGAGAGGAGAGACCTGGCACGGTTCACGGGAGGGTTGAAAGAGTGGTTTTTGGACTTCGGGTTCAACATGAAGGTCGAGACCCCCGTGGATGTGTTCGAGCGGATCGAGTTTTGCCAGGCTCACCCCGTCTTTGATGGGGTGGGTTGGGTGATGGTGCGAAATGTACGCACAACAATGTCCAAGGACGCCTGCTGCGTAGTAAAGGACTACGGGTGGGGTGTCGACGCCTCTCGCTGGTTGGCCACCGTTGGTGAGTGCGGCCTTGCAATGACTGGTGGGGTCCCGATTATGCAGGAATACTACCAAGCATTCCGTCGTAATGGCGGGGAGGCTCGGGAGATAGCCTGTGTGCTGGAGTCCGGGATGGCCATGTTGTCCAGGGGCATGCACCGCGAGGTATCCGAACCAACGGAAGCGGCCCGCGTGTCGTTCTTCCTCGCCTTCGGCATTCTTCCCTCCGCACAGGAGGTGCTGGAGGACCACCTCCGTAAGGTGGCGTTCACGATACCGAGCTCACCAGGGTTTGCAACGCAAGCCCACGGCCTACTTCCGGTGTACTGAGCTAAGACCGCTTCCCCAGCGGCAATAAAGTGCTGTCTTGTTAACATGTCTAAGAAGCGCGCGAAAAGTAATAGTAAGAAGAATGTTGGAAAGAATTCCGTCCGGAGCCCTGCCCGAAAGAAAGCGGTCACAGTCCGGGTTCCCAGTCCTTTGTCAGATGAGCGGGCTAGGCGATGGGACTTGCTGCTGCGAGACCCATGCTCGGCCCCCCTCACCGCACCCTGCTACGGTGGGTCGGACACTGGCTACCTCGTTCGTACCGTTGACTACTTCATCCCCGGCGTTACAGGGACGGGGTTCACTATTGGACAAACCGTTCTTGCCGACTACCAAATCTATGTTACCCCCTTCAACTTCTCCACCTCCACAGGCATCGTCGCCACCGGAGGAGTTGCCGGTGCGGGTCTCCCCTCATACTCTAACTTCGGCCTTTCAAACTTCATTACCACCAGCACAGCCGTCCGGTCCTACCGGCCCATTGCTTGTTGCCTTAAGTGGCTTCCATCAGGGCCTTACGGAGCTCGGTCAGGTATTGTTGGCCTTGGGTATTCAGCTGGCACAGAAGTGAGTGCAGGGGCGGTCGCCGGCGGCACCAGCTCCGCCATGGCTGCATGTCAAATGCAGACCAATAATGGTGATACGGCGCATGAGGTTCGGTGGCTCCCTTCTGCGCAGGACGAGAACTTTTCCACCACATCGTCCGCCAGTGGGACTGGTGCTGGTACCGTGTATTCCGCGATCACGAACATTGACGCCACGGCTACCAGCACCACGACTGCAGTTGCAAATGGGAGGTTTCAGATAACGGTGTGTTGGGAATGGAATCCCACCAACTACTTGGGCATCTCGCTTGCCCCACAGGCCCCTCCCCCCTTCACGACCCAACAGGTCCTCGCCACCATTTCCGACATGGGCAAGTATTTGTTTGAGGGCGTCCGTGCCACTGGGTCCATTAGGGGCGCAATAGCCGGCGCTGCGTATAACTATTTGTCTGGTGTGAATCGTGGTGTGAGATCCATTGCCTACCATGGCCAGTCCATGGGGCATTAAATCAAAACAAAATTTCAAAAGCGGATATACCTTTGCTGTGCGGCACGCCGAGGGTGCGGCAATAGGCCACCCAGGTGTTGGGGAACACCTGCCTGAGTATGGGCCGAAGCAGAAGGACAAAAATATCAGTTGCGTGGTGTGTTGTTTTGTGCGTTGGTTGTTGAGGTGGGGTGAGAGAGAAATACTGAAAATAAAGCGCGAGGTCTCCTCCGACCCCTTGCAGGTAGGTTAAACGAAAGCCTGCAGGGCCTGATCTGGACTCCTGGGACCACCGCTCCCGGGGGGGGCTTCCAGTCAGTGCCACAAGTTCAAAATTTTCCCCGAAAGGGGGC